GTTTTGAGGCAGCGCAAATCATGGTTGCCAGAAAAAATATCGAGACGGATGTTTTGGTTGCAATCATCCGAGATGGTTGTATCACAGATGTGCGGTTTTTCCCCCTAGAGATACTTGAGATAATCAAGGGAGATGCGGCGTAATATGGTCTGTGACGTGCAGTTACCATGCTGTTTTAAAATTGTTGAGTATGAAAAGGGCCAAATTCGCACACTATTTCACGGTCTTGACGGGTCTAGGAAGATGCCCGTAGGGGAGTGGCTTACAGCTATTAAAAAGCAGGTCAAGGATGGTACAAGTAAGACCACATATTTATCTGGCTGGCACGTTTTACTTCACTACAAAGAATGTGAAAATTACTTACTCAAATTTACCAAACGGTTGGATAAATTAAAAATTGTCGGGTGTGAAGCAAGGGGTCTTCGGCCTAAAGCACATTCTCCAGACAATGTTTGGCTTGCAGATCAAATAAAATTCAATCTACCGAAGGATGACCTCTAAAATGATACATGCACTGTTACCAAGCCTTCTATCCATAGTAGGAGAGGCTATCGGGCGCTTTTTACCTGAAGATAAGGAAGCCAGGGCGAAGGCCGAGCGCGATATCGAGGCGCAACTATCTGCGCACTTGGCAACAATTGATCTTGCACAATTAGAAGTTTCCAAGCAAGAGGCTGCCCATCGTTCTATCTTTGTCGCCGGATGGCGACCCTTTATCGGGTGGTCTTGCGGAAGTGCCCTAGCCTGGACCTATATCGTGCAGCCGGTATTGTCGTTTATATTGGCGCAGACAGGGCATCTTGTGCCGTTGCCATTGCTTGATATGGGCCAAATGATGCCGGTTCTAATGGGTCTACTGGGCCTTGGAGGCCTCCGTACATTTGAAAAATTCAAGAAGGTTAGCGAGTAAGCACCTAGAAAGGTCAGGAACGTTTAGTTATGGATGGCATCCTACTAGCGCAGCACATGCTCAAGTCCATGAAAGAGCGAAAGGACCGTATTTCTGAGATGATGTCTGCTGGAACTGTGAAAAACTTCGAAGAATACAGACAACTGGTTGGAAATGTTGAAGCTTTGGACTATATAAGCCGAGAGCTGAAAGAAATCCTAGATAAGGCGGAATAATGCCCAACAAACAGGAACTTCCCAAAACCAACGATCCTGTCTCCTTAAATGTTGCTTATGTGGCAAAAGAGGAGCAGGTACTGGATCCTGCCAAAGTCGATTCAAATATTCTTGAGCGGTTGCCAGAGCCTACCGGCTGGCGTCTGCTGATACTTCCCTACAGAGGCAAAGGGAAAACAGGCGGGGGGATCTTCCTCCCCGATGCTGTTGTAGAGAGAGAATCCGTTGCCACTGTTTGTGGCTATGTACTGAAGGTTGGCCCTCTGGCCTATAAAGATCGTTCAAAGTTCGGCTACCCGAATGAACCAGAGAAGTGCTGGAAGCCGTGGTGCAAGGCGAAAGACTGGGTTATTTTCGGTAGATATGCGGGAGCGCGCTTTAAAATTGACGGCGGCGAAGTCCGCGTTCTGAACGACGATGAAGTAATTGCCGTCATACAGGATCCAGAGGATATCCTGCACATTTAACATGGGAGTATACCATGCCTGAACAAGACGAGTTGGTAGTAGACCTACCAGATAGCGGCGAGACTGTAGCAGTTAGTGTTGATACTTCCGCATCCGCCGCAGACAGACAAGATTCCGGAATTGTTATCGAAGATGAGGAGCACACGGAATACAGTAAAAAAGTTCAGCGCCGAATAGATAAGTTAACGAAGAAGACACGAGAGGCCGAGCGGCAACAAGATGCGGCTATAAACTACGCAAAAACCGTGCAGGCAGAAAACGCAACCCTGAAGAATAGGGTACAAAACCTGGATCAGGGCTATGTAGCCGAGTATGGAGACCGGGTAGCCACTCAAGCGAACTCGTTAGCAAAAGATCTTGAAACGGCAATTGCAACAAACGACACGGCAACACAGGTCGAGTTAAATAAGAAGCTCGCCCAGTTGGCAATTGAAGAAGAGCGGGTTAAAACGGCTCAGCTTCAGCAAAGGGCGTCGTATGCGACACCGCAACAAGCCGCATACGCTGCGCAATCAGCACAGGCTGCGCAGGCTGCCCAAGTCGCGCAACAAGTTCCCGTGAGGCCAGACCCTAAAGCCGAGGCTTGGGCCAGCAAGAACCCCTGGTTCGGAGAAGACGAGGCAATGACTTTTGCCGCCTTTGGCATACATAAGGCCCTTGTAGAAGATGAGGCCTTTGACACTGAGTCTAAAGAGTACTACGATGAACTTGACAAAAGACTAGTGGAGGCATTTCCGCATAAGTTTGGCGAAATTGCTCCCGCACCACAGAGTCGAAGGCCCCAACAGGCCGTAGCCTCTGCCACTCGCTCCAGTTCTTCTGGGCGCAAAACAGTGAGATTATCCCCCAGCGAAGTTGCAATAGCAGACAAGCTAGGGGTTCCTCTTAACGAGTACGCGAAATACAAACGCTAGGAGCTGATGATGGTTGAACAAGCAATTGACAAAACTCCTCGCGCTTCCAAGACCCGAGCGGCCACACCGCGAAGGAAGCCTTGGACCCCCCCATCCTTATTGGATGCACCCGCTGCGCCTGAAGGCTTTGTCCACAGGTGGATTCGCTCTGAAGTTAGGGGCTTCGATGACCGAAAGAATATTTCTGCCCGAATGAGAGAGGGCTGGGAATTAGTTCGGAAAGAAGAGTACCCAGACTTTGAAGCTCCCACCATAGACAGTGGCAAGTATGAAGGTGTTTTTGGCGTAGGCGGTTTATTGCTGGCACGTATCCCAGTTGAGGTTGTTGGCGAGCGCCAAGAGTATTTTCGGAAGCAAAGTTCCGATGCTATGCAGGCAGTTGACAACGATCTTTTCAAGGAGAACCAGCATCCTTCGATGGCGATTCAGAAACCTGAACGCCAATCGCGCGTTACGTTTGGAGGTCCTAAATCTTCGGATAATTAGGGCTTACTGTTAAACCCATTTGCCAAAGGAGCGAAAAATGGCAAATACTAATGGAGCATGGGGGCTTAAACCTGTCGCGAAGATGGGTCAAAACTCCAACTCCACGGGTGTGTCGGGATATACGCAGTATGAAATTGCCAATGCTAACAGCAATGTCATCTATTTTGGTTCGCCGGTCATTCCCCTATCTACAGGGTATATTGACATCGTAGGCGCAGCCGCTGGTGGTACTGTTGGTTTGCTAGGTGCTTTCATGGGTTGTCGTTATGTCGCAAGCACCACAGGGAAACCCACGTGGAGTAATTATTGGCCTGGATCGGGTGCGGATAGCAATCACCCCATAAGGGCTTTCGTCGCGGACGACCCGATGCAGATCTTTAGCATTGCTACGGATGCAACCTGGACCAGCAAGGCAACAGCACGAGCGGCTGTCTTTGCTAACACAGCCTTTGATTCCGGAACAAGTGGAAGCACTACTACGGGCATGTCCTCTGCTAAATTGGACATCGGCACAATAGGAACTACGGATACGCTAAACCTGCGCATTCTTGGCTGGGAGGAAGATCCTCTCAATCAGGACTTTACAGCCGCCGGTATCCCTGCCCTTGTTCGGTTGAACAACCACTACAATAGTGCCAACGGCGCTATTGCTGCTGGTACTGTTTCAACCACTGGCGTATAGGGGTGTTGAAAAATGGCTATTAGTAGAGCACAACTAGTAAAACAACTTGAGCCTGGGCTTCACGCTCTATTCGGTCTGGAGTACGACCGTTATGATCGTGAGTATGAAGAGATCTTCTCCATGGAAAGCTCAGATCGTGCATTCGAAGAAGAGGTGATGCTATCCGGGTTTGGATCGGCACCCACCAAATCTGAGGGTGCTGCGGTAACCTTCGACGATGCCCAAGAAGTATATACGGCTCGCTATACAATGGAGACCATCGCTTTGGCGTTCTCCATTACGGAAGAGGCTGTTGAGGATAACCTTTATGATCGGCTTGCCGGTCGTTATACAAAGGCCCTCGCACGTAGCATGAGTCAGACGAAGCAGGTTAAGGGCGCTGCCGTTCTTAATAATGCTTTTGACAGCTCATATACGGGCGGCGATGGTCTGGAGCTTTGCTCCACGGCTCATACGCTGGCGAATGGCAGTACTTTCCGGAACGAGCTTTCTACCGCAGCGGATCTCAATGAGACTAGCCTTGAGCAGGCCCTCATTGATGTTGCGGGCTTCGTTGATGAGCGAGGTCTGAAAGTTGCGGTTCGCGGTATGAAGATGATTGTTCCAAAGGAACTTCAGTTCACCGTGGATCGTCTTCTTGAGTCCACTCTAAGGCCGGGAACGGCAGATAACGACGTTAATGCCGTAAGGAACATGGGAATGCTTCCTGATGGGTATGCCGTTAACCATTTCCTGACTGATACGGATGCATGGTTTGTCGTCACCGATGCTCCGAATGGACTGAAGGGCTTCAATCGAACTCCAGTTCGGACTTCAATGGAAGGTGACTTTGATACCGGAAACGTGAGGTACAAGGCCCGCGAGCGTTATGCGTTTGGCTGGTCTGATCCTCGTGGTATCTTCGGATCACCAGGAGCCTGATCGATAGGCATAACTAAGGGAGGAGGGTAACCTCCTCCCGCCTTTCTGGGATAATCTAGCCCTAGCGACTGACCCAGCAGACGCTTACGAAGACTCTAGGGCAAAACCTTTGTAAGGAGGTAGCCAAATGGCTAATACAACTTTCAACGGAGCCGTTCGTTCAGAGAATGGTTTCAAGGTTATAAATATCGCCTCGACAACTGGTGCTGTTACCGAAACTTCTTCCCAGGCGTCTACGGGTGTTTTCACCAACAAGTACATCAAGCACGTTGGTTACGCGACAGGTGTTACAGTAAACACCACGGCTGGCGACAGCCCTGCTATTGGTGAGTTTACTCAACCCGCCAATACCATCATAACCAATATCAAGATTTTTTGCGCTACGGCTCCTATAATTGGATCGGGCGATATTGGTTACGAGGTTGGAACATCGAGTTCTGGCGCCCAGATTGTCGCGGCAGTCACGGATCAGATCTTGGATGGTGGCAAGACTGTTGTAGTTGG